TCATCGGCCCGATACCGAGCTCAAGGCTCAGTGGCTCGCAGAATGCGGCTGGAAACCGGACATCGTGTTCGAGGATCGCGCCTCGGTAGTCGAGATGTGGCGCTCGCACGGCATCGTCTGCTGCCAGGTCGCTCCGGGGAATTTCTGATGAGCCGCAGCGCTGGGCCAGACTCCACCGGTCAATCTCACAGCTCGGTCAAGCCGGGACAGGATACGTAAACGCTAGATCGGGGGAAACGATCATGGGGCAACACATCCAACACCGCATGGTGCCGGACCCGTCCATGTCTGACGCTGAGTATTACGCGCAGCGCCAGACCAAATCCGGCCCGAACGTCGGCAAAGTCCTCGTGCAGGAAAACGCTATGGAGCGCATCGGCGCCCTGTGCTTCATCCGCCGCCGTCTCGCTCATCACGAGCAGGCGGCGGAACGCTTCAAGACGCTGTACGAAGCCCGCTACGGCTCCGGCAATCCCGCCATGGACCCATCACGCGTTCAGGTCGATACCAGTCCCATCGCCCATGACAGCGGCATGGCAGCCAAGATCGATCGCACCAGGGACATTCGGGACGCTGAGGACGCGTTGGGCAAACCCATGTTCGACCGCATCGTGGCGTGCGTCGTGCTGGGGATACCGGCAGGGGAGGGGCACCATTGGCGCAAGCGCGCTGTGCATGTGGGCGCGCTGCTCGACGCATTGGACTCGCTTTCCACCATCTGGGGCATGAGGACGAAGGCCGCTTGACATGGTGCGCGAACAGGACGACAAGGCGCAAGGTCGCGAAACGCGACAGCCCGAATCCCCCCACATCGTCAAACTGGTCCCCACCGAACAGGCGCGCGTTGACGCCAGCATCGTGGAGAAGCTGGAGCTAGCGCTTGATCGCGCCCGCGATGGCGAGTTCGACGCGATTGCCATTGTTGGTGTCACCCGCAACGGTTCGAACTTCGCAAGCTACAGCGCCACCAGTGACCGGCTCCGCTTCATCGGGCTGCTCGACTGGATTCGCTGGCGCATGCTTCAAGCCTACGAAAAGGACGACTGATCATGGCCAAGAAACCCTCCAAACCGTCCCGCCCGTCCAAGCCCGGAAAGCCGTGCTGACATGGCCACCAAATCCTACTCCGCCAAGTCCGCCTCCAAAGGCAAGGACATCGGCAAGGCCGGTAAGCAGTTCAGCAAGATCGCTGCATCCGCTGCCAAGGAATACGGCTCCGCTGCTGCCGGCAAGCGTGTCGCAGGCGCCGTGCTGAACAAGCTGCGCGGGAAGTAAGCGCAACGCGACCAAGCTTTTAGCAGTCGCAATCCCTTAGGTGAATTTAATGGCAGGACGCCCGCCCAAGGAGAAATCCTTCGCGAATATGCTCAACATCGCCATCAAAGAGGCGAATGAGCAAGGCATTACCAAGCTTCGCGAAGTAGCTGACGCACTGGTCGCAAAGGCCATCAGCGGCGACGTTCCCGCTATCAAGGAAATCGCTGAACGGCTCGATGGCAAGGTTCCTCAGGCCGTTGTGGGCGATGACGAGGGCGACCCCATCAATATGATCGCCCGGATTGAGCGTGTGATTGTCCGTCCTGACAATCCCAACGGCTGAAGTCTTCCTGCCGCTCCTGGAGCCTGCACGAGACAAAGGCGCGTGGGGCGGCCGAGGTTCGGGCAAGTCGCATTTCTTCGCCGGGCTGTTGATCGAAGACAGCCTCGCAAACAAGGGCCTGCTGAGCGCCTGCATCCGCGAGGTGCAGAAGTCGCTCAAGGACTCGGCCAAGCGCCTGATTGAAAGCAAGCTTGTTGAGCATGGCTTGGGCGAGGCGGACGGCTTCAAAGTCTTCCGTGAAGTGATCCAGACGCCAGGCGATGGCGCGATCATCTTTCAAGGTATGCAGGACCACACGGCCGAGAGCATCAAATCACTCGAAGGCTTCAAACGCGCATGGGCAGAGGAAGCCCAAACGCTCAGCGCCAGGTCGATCGGGCTATTACGCCCCACCATTCGAGCAGACGGCTCGGAGCTATGGTGGAGCTGGAATCCAAGGCGCAAGAACGATCCCGTTGACGTGTCGCTGCGCGGGGCAGTGCAGCCAACCGGTGCGGTCGTCATCAGGGCCAACTGGTCCGACAATCCGTGGTTTCCGAGCGTGCTGGAACAGGAACGGCTCGACTGCCTCAAAAACACTCCGGAGCAGTACGACCACATCTGGGAAGGCGGATACGCCGCGGTGCTTGATGGCGCGTACTATGCCAAGGCGCTCGCTACGGCTCGGCTAGAGCATCGCATCGGCAATGTTTCGCGCGACCCGCTCATGCGGTTGCGCACGTTTTGGGACATTGGTGTCAGGGACGCTACGGCGATCTGGGTTGCCCAATTCGTAGGCCGCGAAATCCGCGTGCTGGACTATTACGAAGCACAAGGCCAGCCGCTCGCAACGCATCTCAATTGGCTGCGCGGGAAGGGTTACGGCAACGCGCTATGCGTGCTGCCGCATGACGGCAGCAAAGAAGATCAGGTCACGGCGGTTCGGTTCGAGGATCACATCAGGTCGGCCGGGTTCGAGGTTGAGACCGTCGCCAACCAAGGCAAGGGCGCGGCGCTGAAGCGCGTCGAAACCGCTCGCCGGCTGTTCCCGGCCATATGGTTCAACGAGGCGACGTGCGCCGCAGGGCTTGATGCTCTTGGCTGGTATCACGAGCGAAAAGACGAGGCGCGCAACGTGGGGCTTGGGCCGGATCACGACTGGTCGAGCCACGGTGCTGACGCCTTTGGCCTGATGTGCGTGTCCTACGAGGAACCGCAGAACAATAAGCCCGATCATCGACCGGCGCCGCGTTTGGAAGGTTCGGATGGCATCTGAAGCTAAAGACCGCCACGCCGAGGCGATGGAGCAGTTCAAGCGCTGCACCGAGGCTGAGCAGCACAATCGCGAAACGGGCCTGGCCGACATCCGCTTTTCCCGTGAGGGCTTGCAGTGGGATCAGCGTATCAGCAAGGAGCGTCGCGACGAAGGGCGCCCGATGCTGACCATCAACCGCTTGCCGGCCTTCATGCGGCAGGTGGTGAACGACGTTCGGCAGAACAAACCGTCGATCAAAGTGCATCCGGTTGACGATGGGGCCGACATCGAAACCGCCGAGGTAATCTCCGACCTGATCCGGCACATCGAATATTCGTCCGATGCCGATGTGGCGTATGACACCGCGGTTGAGAACGCCATCACTAACGGTTTCGGCTATTGGCGCGTCACTGCCGATTACAGCTACGACGACAGCTTCGACCAAGACCTGAAGATCGTCCGCGTCCGCAACCCGTTCTCGGTGTTCAAAGACCCCGACAGCCAGGCCGCGGATTCGAGCGACTGGAACCTTGCCTTCATCACCGACCGCTACTCGAAAGAGCAGTTTCAGCGCGAGTGGGGCAAGAAAAAAGAGCTGACCTCGTTCGAGGACAAGAACGCCTGGGGCGGCGATGAATGGCTGCACGGCGATGATGTGATTGTTGCCGAGCGCTGGACCCGCGAGGAAATCGAGCGGCCCATCGTGCTGCTCGACAACGGCACAGTGTTGGCAAAGGCCGACCTCGAGAAAGACGCAGACCTGCAGATCCTGCTCCACGAGGGCTTGGTGAAGGTCAAGGCCCAGCGCATGGCCAAGTCCTACAGGGTCACGCAGGACTTCATGTCGGGCGCCGACATCCTCGAAACCCGCGACTGGCTGGGCCGCTACATCCCGATTGTGCCCGTCTATGGCGACGAGTTCGATATTCAGGGCAAGGTCTATCACCGCTCGTTGATCCACGATGCGGTCGATAGCCAGCGCAACTACAATTACTGGTCCACCACCGCGACGGAATTGGTGGCATTGGCGCCGCGCGTTCCGTTCATCGGCGCGAAGGGTTCGTTTACGACTGACGCCGCCCGTTGGGCGACGGTCAACCGGCAGAACCATCCGTATCTGGAATACGATCCCGTCAGCAACGCGGGGCCGCCGCAGCGCCAGCCGCTCGACACCGGCGGCGCCGCGAGCGCCATGCAACTGGCGTTAGCCTCGACCGACGACATGAAGTCCATCATGGGCATTTACGATGCCTCGCTGGGCGCTCAGTCGAATGAGACGAGCGGCAAGGCCATCATGGCGCGGCAGCGTGAGGGCGACGTTTCGACGTTCCACTTCACCGACAACATGACCCGCGCCATTCGGCATACGGGCCGCATCCTGATCGATTTGATCCCGCATTACTACAACAGTGCTCGCATTCTGCGCGTCCGTGGTCCGGAGGGCGACCAGCGCGACGTTCCGGTCAATCAGTCCTATCAGCAGACGGACCCGGAAACCCAACGGCCGCTGATGATCCCGCAAGGCGGCTCGGCGCCGGTTCCCATGCCGCAGGGTGCGCAAGTCATGCCGCATCCGATGCAGCCCGACCAGTCGGTTGTCGTGGGGCCGGATCAGCAGTTGATGGGCGTCCCTGTCATGGCGCTGCACGACCTCACGGCGGGCAAGTACGACCTGACTGTGACGGCCGGCCCGAGCTACACCACGCGCCGGCAGGAAGCGGCCGACCAGATGATGCAGCTCATCCAGGCATTCCCGCAGGCGGCGCAGGTAGCCGGCGATCTGTTGGTCAAGAATCTCGATTGGCCGGGGGCCGACGAACTGGCGAAACGGCTCAAGACGCTCGTTCCACAGCCGCAGCAGGGCTTGCCGCCCGAAGTGCAGCAGATGATCGAGCAGGGCAAGCAGACCATCCAGCAACTGACGCAGGAAAATCAGCAGCTCAAGACCAGCCAGCAGGCCGCGCTTGCCAAGGTGCAGCAGGCCGAGATGGACAGCCAGAGCAAGGCCGCCACGACGCAGCAGGACAACACCCTGAGGGCAAGCACCGCGCAGGCGCAGCTGGACATCGAAGGCTACGACGCCGAAACCAGGCGCATCGCGGCTCTTGCAGCGGCGGCCACAGCGATCATCCCGCCGCCGATCACGAACGCGGACGCTCCGCGCACCTAACTACCCCATCACCAATCCCAAAAGGAAGTGAGCCACTATGGCCGATGAAGAACTGTTGCCTGAAACGCCCGCAGTGCCCGAGGCACCAAGCACGGCGGAACAGGAGCGGGTCGAAACCCCCGAGCTTGAAACCGAACAGGTCGAAGGTGAGGAAGGCCAATCCGAGGACGAGGAAGACTTCGAGGCCGAAGACGGCAGCAAGTACCGCGTCCCCAAATCCCTCGTTCCGTACCTCATGCGGAACAAGGACTATACGCAGAAGCGTCAAGCCGACGCCGAGACCTCACGCGCGCTCGCAGCCCGACAGGCTGAAATCGAGGAACGCGCGAAGGCCACCGACGAGGAGCTTGATGCCCGCGCCGAACTGAAGATCGTCAGCAAGGAACTGGACCGCCTCAAAGGCTACGACTTTGCGGCCTACCAGGCGCACCGGCAGACCGATCCGATGGCGGCGGAAGAAGTCTGGAACTACCTCCAGCACATGAGGAACCAGAAGGCCGAGCTGGACGCCAAAATCGGCACCGTGCAACAGCAGCGGACTGCCAAAGCGGAGCAGGAACTTGCCACCCGCGTGCAGGAAACCGTCGCCTGGGCTCAGAAAGAAATCCCGAACTGGAAGCCTGACCTGACCAACACACTGGTCAAGTTCGCGCAAGATAGCGGCGTGCCAGAAGCCTCGCTCAAGTCCAACTGGAGCCCGGTCTTCTACAAGCTGCTGCATCGTGCGTATCTGGGCGAACAGCTCCTCAAGAAACAGTCGGCCCCAAAGCCCGCTCCGACCACGCCTCCCGAACCGCTGCGCATCGTCAAAGGCAAGAGTGCTCCGTCCTCCACGGCACTGAGCGACGACCTTCCTATTGACGAATGGAACCGGCGCCGAGAGGCCCAGATCAAGCGCAAGCAGAGGGCCTAACCCCACCAGCTTTCTCGTCGTGATGACGACAAGGCCCAGCGCCGCAAAGCGGCCCGAAGGAACCCTAAATGGCTAACTCGATTCTCACCCCTACGGCGGTGACTCGGGAAGCTCTCCGCATTCTTCACCAGAAGCTCAACTTCGTTGGCAACATCAATCGTCAGTACGACGATAGCTTTGCCAAGACGGGCGCGAAGATCGGTGACTCCCTGAAGATCCGCCTTCCGAACCAGTACACCGTCCGCACCGGCGCCACGTTGCAGGTGCAGGACACCAGCGAGAACTCCACCACGCTTCAGATCGCCACCCAGAAGGGCGTTGACCTGAACTTTTCGAGCAACGAGCTGACGCTGTCCTTGGACGACTTCAGCAAGCGCGTGCTTGATCCGGCGATGGCGGTTCTTGCGGCCAACATCGAGTCCGACGCGCTCTCGATGTACAAGGACGTGTACCAGCAGTCGAGCCAGAGCACGATCACCGCGGCGCTCTCGTTCGCCACCGTCCTGGGCGCCCGCAAGAAGCTCAACGACAGCCTTGCCCCGAGTTCGCCGCGTACCGTCCTGCTGGCCACGCAGAACAACGTCGATCTCGTGGACGCTCTCAAGGGTCTGTTCCAGGACTCCAGCCAGATTGCCGAGCAGTACCGCGAAGGCATGATGGGCCGCACCGCCGGCTTCGATTTCTACGAGAACACGCTGCTCCAGCAGTTCACCTCGGGAACCGACTCCGGCGCTGGCACCCAGATCACCGTCAACGGGGCCAGCCAGACGGGCGCGACGATCACCGTCACCAACGGTTCGTCCAAGACGCTCAAGAAGGGCGATATCGTCACCTTTGCGGGCGTCAATCGCGTCCATCCCGAGACCAAGGCCGACACCGGCAAGCTGCA